GCATGTTTGCGCTCCTTCCAATAAGAAAGGGAGACCGTTCAGATCTCCCTGTTGTTACCGTCTGATCTCTTCCAGAACCTCTTTCAGTTCATCGTCAGACAATGGTTCTTTATTTGAATTGTTCATAATTTTAACTTGCCGGCAACTTGCAATCTCGTCTGATTTTCGTCTGAAAACCGCATGATTACTGGCTTTTCTCGTCTTGTTTAACTTGCAATATGTTGCAAGTTAGTTGCAAGTCTGTTGCAAATTCAGCTTGCTGATCCGTCTGAAATCTTTCCTGGCTTTCCGCTTCCAGAACCGCCATGCTTTGCGGTTGTTCTGCACCCAACAAGCATATTTCCTGTCGAATTTGTCTTCAAAAGTAAGTTTCTTGTGGATGTTTCCCTTCATGATTCACCTCAATCATCGTGAAGAATCATCACCCACATGGTGACTAGGATACTCACCAAAGGCAATAACCATAACACCAATGTCGGAACGTGCTGTATCTCGAAAAAGTATTCAATGATCGTCTGCATCTTTCTGCCCCTTTTGTAGCCGACTGTCCCTACGGCTCTCTGATTTATTGAATTGGCAGACACGGAACGTATACTTTCCCATGTCTGCCTTGACCTGTCTTAGATTTTTCTAACGGTAAACAAAGTATAGCAGATTGCTCTCTGATTTATTGTTCCCTTTACAGCTTTTTCTATTCTCCGTACATATCGCTTTCGGCAATATAGAAAACATGTATTATGCTCCCCGCCGTTAAATAAAATGAACCATTCATGGTACCATTCCAGCCGTTTTTACGCTTACCGCCGAATCTTGTTTCATTAAGCCGAACAAGCCATCCTTTTTCTGCACTATATGATGCTGTGCTTGCATTCCCACTAATGCTATACCAATAAAATCCGTTGCCTTTATTCAGATATAAAGTATTAAATGTGTTAATCGTTCCAGTTGAGTCAGTAATCCAATCTTCCGCATGCGTGTATGTAAATTCTTGAATAATTGATGACCCACCACTTGCAACATTAACCGTAATTTCAGCATTTGCGTAGTTCGTCACATCTTCTGTTGTAGTGCCGTTCTGAGTAATGTTGATCTGCTTTGTGCCTGTCGGTGTGCTTCCACCTGTTGGAACGTTGACATTAGCCGAAGCATACTGCGTTACATCGTGAGTGCCGTTCGTGGTGATGTTGATTGTTCCTGTTGGTGTAATACCGCCACCGCCACTGATTGAGGAAATTGCATCAGGCATCTCACTTGGTTTGTACTTGGTAGTGACTCCCTTCTTTGCTCTGATGGCATCAGCGATGGATTTCATTGAGTTTTCATTGACTAATACATTTGCCATAAGTCACCTCAATAAAATTTATAATGACCTTCAAGATAGCAACTATCACCTTCGGCAAGTGCGAGAGTGTGATTGAAAATCAATACTGCGTATAATTTTCCGTTTGATGGAATAAACGAATTTCCATCATTTAATGTAAACAAGCCTAAGTCAACAGGAGCTACATAAATTTCTGCATTATAGTTATCATTGTGGAAAACAAGTGTTCTGCATGTATTGTTACCACTGGCTGCAAGTTCTCCGCTACCAGCCGTTGTTAATCTTGTATAGTCACCACGGTACTTTCCACCGATGAATGAATAGTGCGGATTTGACGGAACGGTCATCTGAAAGCCGTAATACCTTGAAATTTCGACTGCTTCAAGTGCTGTAACTTTATTGCGGAGACTAACTTTTTCGCTATCAACAACGGCTGTCCATGTCTCCGTCATTACTCCCCTACCGCTACCATCTGCTTTTGTTGTGTTATAACCCTGAATCAAATTAGTCCATTTCATGACTACATTTTCGCATGAATAAATAACACCTTCCATTGGCTCTGTAAGACCATTAAGCAATACAGAAAGAGAAGTCTGCCGTGCAGTAATTGCGCCACTACCACTTGCGCCATGGTTTCCACCTGTTGGTTCTTGTACTGTCGGAGTGTCACCGTCACCGTTGTTCACAGCTCCTACGATGAATGGACCGAGCCAGTCCGATCCGCTCATATTCCATGTTGTTATACCTGTAAAGTTAACAAAGAAGTCATTTGGCTCATCATCAGTATTTGCGACATATCCAAGAGACTTGAAACTCCAAAGGCTGTTATTACCGACATTACCCATCGTCAATATCATGTCTTTTTCAGCGTTGTATTTTTTCTTGATTCGGATTTGATTACCGTCAAATATCACTTTAAGAGGTGGCTTTTTGCTTTCTACCTTTTCGATTTTTTTGGAGAACTGTGCCTGTGTCATAGTTGTAACTGATGCGATACCAATCATTTTCTCCACTTCTGTCGAACTGTTGACATACAGAGTCACTGCTCCATAAGGTATTTCAATGATTTCATTGAACGCATACCCTAACTCGCAAAGAACTGTCACCTTGTTGTTTTCATCAACACAGAAAGCGCAAGGAGAATACGTTGAACTTGCACCCCTTGTGCCACCAGTTACTGCGTATTTTTCACCTGCGGACACAGGGATAGAAGTATGCAGTTTTGTTGTTGCACCATTAACCTCAAGTCTTGTGTTGATCCATCCGTCAACGATTGTAATATCTATCGGAGTTAAGTTATAAGGAAGATTTGCTTTGGTTGAATCTATATTCGCTAAATCGTCAATTTCCCAAATCTTTTCAGTAAACCCCTGTTGTGTATACTGCTCACCAAGGAGAATTGCCGAAATAGTGTTGTCTTCTTTGCTATTGATGTACAGAGTTACCGCTCCTTCGGGGATTGTAATCTCTGCATTCTCATAGACTTCGTTAACAGTTCCGAGAAGTTTAGTCACCGTATTGTTCGCATCAACAGTGAATGCACAGGGGACGGATGCCGAACTGCACCATCCAGTGACCAAATACTTCTGACCACTTGACACAGAAAGTGAAGCATATTTTTTCTGTGTGCCAAACACGGTCAAATTTGTAGTCATTTTCCCATCATATGTTGTTAAAGCAATCTCCGTCTTATTATAAGGAAGTTTTGCTCCACCGCCGAGTTCATACTCAGTGCCGTTGTATACAATTCCGTCTAATGTAGCCATTAAAAACTCACCTCATTTCCGTTCACAAGGTCGGTGTTAATTACCAGTTTTGTTCCCTGTACTTCGATTTCAACGGAGTCACCCTTGGACTCTATTTGGCTCTTTAAATCAGAGATTTCATCTCCGGCTTTTTTGGAATCGGCTGCTACACCGCTGAGTGTCAGTGTTGTATCTGTCTGCACTGCGACAGAGTTATACACCCCACCGCTTGTCCATGCAGAGCCATCCCAGTAGTACCAGTTGCCACTGATGTAACCCGTTTCTGATCCCACATACACATAGACTTTTTCGTGGTCTGTCATGCCAGCCACAGTCGATGCAACCAGTGGTGATCCATACGGCTTGATTGTCGATGCAGCTTCGATAGCCTGCTCGATCATGCTGATGTCAGTCTCACTCAGGTCAGCATTGTCTCCTGGCTTTGGTTCGACAAGAACGATAAAATTCGCCGTGCCGTGTGTCTGGTCATCGATCAGCAGTTCAAAGACCGCCTTGCCGACCGCAGCAGTCATCTGCTGAGTTTCATTGATGACCACTCTGCCCTGAGCATCGACTGATCCGCTGTTGATGATGCCCAGATTGTCAGATTTGATCCCGACAATCGCCCCGGATGACGGAACGTATTGTGTGCCGTCCGAATTGAATAAAGAAAACAGCCACTGTTCCCCATGGTCATACTGATTGACATTGATGACCAAGGGGATCGAATGGCCTGCGTGGAGATACAAATTAAACTCTCTAGTGATCATGTTTTTCTCCCTTAAATAGTGCCGATGACTAGCATCGTAAAGACTGGACTGTTGGCGGTTACCGATCCGCTATCGTTTGGACGAACGAGATAGAACTGACCTCCGTTGGTGTTTGATACCGATGCGCTGATTCCGTTCCAGCAGTCTGCGCTTACTGCGTTGGCTGAGGAAACATACTTGATGCTCTTGTGCAGAACATTTGAGAAAGTGAACGGAAAGTCCGGTGTTGACTGGTTGGCTGATGTCAGGATCGTTGACCATGATGAGCCAATAGTGACATTGCTTGCGGAAGTCCATTTGCATGTCGCAATCCGGAGCGAGCCAAACTTAAAGACCTTCCAGTCTACAGATCCGCCAACCGCTCCGGAGAAAGTAACCGGAACAGTCTCCAATGAATCAGTATTGATGGTCAGATAGTTGGTGATGGCTTCCCGATCGTGAACGTGCAGAGTGCCATATACATCAAAGTGATCCGGGCCCCAACCGACAACCGGAATGCCTTCCAACAGCTTGGTATATAACCAGGCATTGCCCAGTTCATCGGCAACCATGATCTGGACGTCGAACTGGGAAGCGGATGAGTATGTTCCGCTGCTAAGGCCGTTGACCTCATAGGATTTGTATTCCCCTGTGCCACTGGTGTTGATTGTCTGCTCCAGTGCCCAGGCTGAATAATCTGTCTGAGTTGGCAATTTGTATCTGCTATAGATCTTCAGCGAGTTGTTCGTCTGCCCGAATGATCCCCAGTACACTGTCGAGGTCAATTTGTATCTCAGACAGGTGCCCGTCTCGGATTCCTCATTATGATCGTTAACCCTTTTCGTCTCGATCGCCGACAGTCTCGGAATGTCATACGGCAGAACGATCAGAGCGACCATCTGGCTGACTTCCACACCTCTGTTGTCCGTGACCGTCACCTTGAAATAAGATGAGGTCAGTCCCGCCAGTGAATAAGTGAATGAATCTGATGTGCCACCCAGCGCATACAGCCGTGTGCCCTGAGCAGTCTCAATCGTCGCCGATGTGAGCGTTGCCCCGTAGTCGGCATTATTCACACCGACCGTCACAGATACGCTCAGATTCGATTTGTATTTGATGTACGTTGACGAATCACCAGTCAAGGCTGTGGTCGTCGTGTTGGTGTCTTCATGTGTCACAGCGGTGATGACAGGCTTATAAACCGATGTATCAACGCTGAGAGTGAATGATGTGGACTGGACCGATCCGATCTGTGTTGACCCTTTATAAGTCGTACAGCTGACCGTTGCAGTCATGTTTTTGGACGTCATATAAGGCATCCACTCTGAAGATCCGGCAATAAACTGAACCGATGTCTCAACATCGTTGTATGTCACGGAATGACTGCCACAGGTGACGGTGATCGTATGCGTAAACGATGAAGATGCTCTGTTTGTGGCGATCTGCAGACTGTTGCCCATGACCAGTGTGTCGGTGCTGACTGTCGGATGTGATGCTCTCGGGATCGTCGGCAGTTCCAGGGTGACATAGGTGTCGATCTGGAAACTGGCGTTTACACGATCGCCGGTGATGTGCGCTGTGATCGAAGCCGTTCCATCATCGTTGTGATAGACCTGACCCCAGTACGCATCTGTATACGTTCCGGAAGCGTCTGCCCACTCTGTCGATCGGCACTCACCGAATGACCATGAAATGGTCGCTGAATGATATGTCGATCCCGATCCTGTAGTGATCGCCATAGACTTTGTGGCTGGATAATTTGCCCAGCCTGCGCTGCCGTTTGTGATGCGCTTCTGGATATAGAAATAGACGTTTGAATAGTTCTCGTCAGTGTTCTCTGTACAGCGGGCAATAACTCTCCATCGGACTTTTTGATCCGGATCGTTGGTACTGTCCTGCCACCACTCTATTTCCTTCCAGACTGACGATAATGCGACCATTTAACGCACCTCCCAATAAATGCCGAAGTTGTACTCGCTGTAAACCGTCGAATAGAACTGTTGGAAGCGACTGCTGGCTTGGCTTGCCTGGACTCTCAGATACTGGTTGGATGTCAGATTCTCGGCAGTTACCGTGTCCTGCTCGGCGATCAGTACGGGAGTTGTTGAAGCCGTTTCGATCACTCGAAGACCAAGATCAGACACAATGGTCTGATATGCGCCTACGATTGCACCGGCTTCATCCTTCTGACTGATATGCAGGCCATCGCTCAAGAATGAGAAATTCATCTTGATGCCTTCAACGATTGTCTGAATAGAAGCCTCAAGCGCCGATGTCAGGATTGAACCTGCCGTGATCAGATTGCCGTTAAGGTGGCCGGTTGTAATCGTGTCAGCCACGAAGTTCGAATCAATTGTCCAGCAAGTCGTATACGTCCCGTTTATGCCGGTCTGACTGAATGCAATTCCGGCGTAATTCATACGCATTACATTGACTGCTGTGCCCATGTCTGGGCTGTCCATGATATAGATTTCATTGGGTTGGCCATCTGCGTTTCTGCCAATAACGATGTATCCGCCGGTACCGCCTGCAATAACATCGGCAGCGTGGTCGATAGCCGACTGCATCATAGACGTAGCCTGAGCGACAACTCCGTCCGCCGAATCATTGACGATCTGCTTGATCGTGCTGGACAGAGTGGCTTTCTTTTTGCCCAGAGTGATCTCTTTGTACTTGCCGAGCACTCCATCATAGATGACGGAGATCACTTGCATAGCGACGTTATAGCTTCTGTAAATGACATGAACCGTATCGCCCAGAGCCACACGCTCAAGCGATGCGATGTTTTTATATTCTTCAATCTGCCAAAGCGGAACAAAAGAGATCTTCAGAGTGTCACTGAATGGCACTCCGAAGTCATTCGCAGTCATGTACTGCGTCGCCCTGGCATTCAGATCCGACGGAACAGGAGGATCATCGAAGTCTTCCGTAGCATCCAAGAGATAGATTCTCTCTCTCGCATACTGCGCATGATCAGTGATGTACTGGATGTCTCCCATGACCGTCTGATCATCCTGTGACCAGTATGCGAGCACGCCTGTCCAGTTCTCGGTTTCCCGCTCGTTCTTGAACGATTCGAGATTCTTTGCGTAACGGATGTACACTCCCCGATCTGATCCGCGATGTGCGTGCAGCTTAACTGTGAAGCCGTCCCATTCGAGCTCACCGCCGAATCTATCCAGGATTGATCCCTGCACTCCGCCGATGCATGCTCTGAATGATCTCGGCTCTTCAAGCGTGAAGGCCGTTTCCGTGTTCGTGATGTCGGTCCATACAGTGAATGAATGGCTGACCATCGAATGGCTGACAAGCCCTGTGAGCGCCGGCAGAACGCCTGTAGCGCTGAATGGTTCGACAGGATAATCACTCAGGTCATAACCGATATGGTGCGCATAGATCGTGTACTTGTATCCGTCGAGTTCTTCCTCAACATCGTAGATTCTGAACGGCTGGGAATTGCTGAGATCATCCGGTTTCGTGTAGATGATCCGCTCAACCGCGATGTCATCGGCGTGCAGGCCATCCACCGGATATTCCATGTACAGCTCAAATTCACCGTTCAGATCCTGCTGAATCTCCAGTGTGGTGACGTCCGGAAGCGATCCCATTCCGCCACTGGTGAATACAGTTGAATCTGCCTCAAAGAGTCTTGGGATCATGTTTCCCACCACCTCGGCTTGATCTGTGCCGTGACTTCATTCAATGTGATGCCGTTATTGCCTGGATTCAGACTCAGATCCTGAAAGTCAATTTCGATATTTGAATTGCGGTTATACGCGCCTTCGGACGCGTCCAGAGTCTCGCAGTCAAAGTCGATGTACTCTGTTCCGGCAGTATTCACTGTGATGGTCTTACTTCCGATCATCACCGTGCCGGTGCCGAAGATCCTGATCACCGGCTTTGCTTTCTGATGGGTCGGATTGAAGATCCCACTGGTAACAGGAACCCAGTTTTCACCCGATTTCAACCACCTTTGCGGTTTGCAATCAAATGAGACGGTGACTGTTCCCATCCGGATGAATGCGCTCGCTACGGGATTGAGGTCGCTCTGGAAGCGAGCCATCCGGTAAACGTTCGGGTCTCCGGAGAACTCCAGTCTTTCGTAGCCTCCGAAGGAACTGAGCCATGCACTCAGATTCAGATAGTTCTGTCTGAAATTTTCGGGGATGATCAGCTTATAAGGAACAGGGACATTGTTGAATGCTCCTTCATCAATTAAAAGGTCACCATTCCTTCCCGGAACAGTGACCTTCGTTACCTTACGGAGAGGCTTGTTCCATGCGTCGATGGAATCAACCTGTCTCACTCCGAACTCGATCAGATTCGTTCCGGCAAACACTAATTCATTTCTCATACGTACACCTTCCCTTCTCGGATCGCAGTCTTGTTTATTTGCTCACTGATCACTCTTGCCAGTTCTCTTGCGCTCTGCCCTGGCTGCTGAACGATCGTGAAATTATTTGTCACACTGCCCTGTGTCATCTCGTCAAACTTGCGTTTTCCGATGACCACTTCAGGCACATCACCGACGCCGATCACGCTCGGTGAATTGAATAAATAAGGTGTGTTCTCTGCTTTGCGGTACCATTCAACGCTCAGCTTCGGAACACTGGGAGGCATCAGTGAGAACTTGCCTGTCAGACTGAAATGAGGCATCTTCAGCTTCGGAAGCTCCCAATGGAAGTTAAAGAATCCTTTGATCGCCTCGATTGCCGATCTTACCTTTTCCTTCGCGCCTTCGATCTTCTCCCCGATTGTCTCTTTGATCTTTGCGAATGTATCGCTGATCTTCTGCCACAGTTCGCTTGCCTTCTGCTTGATGGTGTCCCAGTTCTTGTAGAGTGCGACACCGATCGCAACCGCTGCACCGATTGCCACCACGATCGCACCGATCGTGCCGATCATCGGAAGCATAGCGACGTTCAGAGCGCTCGCCATCGTTGCGATGGTCGAGATGATGCCGGCGATCGGAGAGATCGCTGCGACCAGTCCGAGGACCGTCAGAATGAAGGCCTGTGTGCCTCCATCCAACTGTCCGAACCATGACAGAACTCCGCTGATCACGTCCACCAGTGTCTCCAGTGCCGGAACGAGAGTATCCGCAAGCGCTGCGCCGGCACTTAAGAATGCCTGTTCAGCTTTGCCTTTCAACTCGTCAATCTGGTCATTGAATGCTACCGCATCCTCGACCGCCTCACCGGACAGGATGTTGCCGGTTGCTTCGGCTTCCTCGCCGAGTGCCTTGAGTGCTTCGCCTCCATCGTCGACAATGCCTGCCATTTCCATGGCTGACTTGCCGAACAGTTCCATTGAAAGCTGATCGCGCTCAGTTTCGTTTTGGACCTGTCCAAGCGCCTCGATTGCTTCGTACCATACGTCAGTCGCATCGCGCATGTTGCCGTCACTGTCCGTGATGGCGATGCCCAGCTTATCGAACGCATCTGATCCGGAAGCCATGCCTTTGGTCAGCTTGGTGATTGATCCTGTCATCGTGTCCATGGATACGTCCACGAACGATGATGCATACTGCAGTTTCTGCAGTTCTTCAACGGAGAATCCAGTTACATTGCTCAGAGTGAGCAGATCATCAGCTGATGCAGCTGCCTTCGCAGCCATGCCGAGCATGCCCGCAGCGGCGATTCCTGCAGCCGCTGAGACCTTTGCTGTCTTCTCCTGTACATTCTTCGCACCGGCTGCGAATGACTCCAGTGCCGGAGATGATTTCTTATACTGGTCTTCAAGGTCCTTAAGACTCTGCTGAGTCTCGACCAGTTCCCTTTGCAGAAGATCCTGCTGGTGCCGGTTCTCTTCTGTGTCACCGGCTTCCTTCAGCTGTTCCAGTGCCTTCTGCAGTTCCTTCTCACGCTCTTTGGTGTCCTTGACCGCT